TTTTCTATGGGTGCTCAGCAAGGAGGTTTGGGAGTTCAAACTGGAAACGAAGCATTGGATAAAGCACTTAATAGAGATTATTCGGAACTTGTAAAAAGGTTTAAGAAGTAATGGAAATATTGATAATGGTTGGTGTTGTAGCTATAATAGGGGGTTCACTTCTATATGTTGCATATAGAGAAACATCTAATAAGTAAATAAGATATGGCAATTGTGTTGGGTTCAAAACCTGTTAGAGATACTAAAAAGTTTGATAGCTATGCATATGGTATCACTTTACCTATACAAATTGGAAACACCGCATTTGAACAAGCCTTTACTGTTGAACAACAAATAAAATCAAACATTAAAAATCTATTATTAACAAAAAAATTTGAAAGGATAATGAATCCAGAGTTTGGTAGTGGTTTGCACGAATTATTGTTTAATCAAAACGATGGTGTTTTGGTTGAGGATTTGGAGGGGACTATACGAGAATCTGTGGAAAAATGGTTACCATATGTTATAATATCAAACATTGATATACAATCAACCAATTCTATGAAAGATACCTACCAAATTAGTGCAAGAATTGATTTTAGATTACGAAATGACCCGAATGTATTAGCAGTAACAATAACATTATAAAAAATGGCTCAGATAAATAAAAACTTTAAAAATAAGGGAAAGGATATAAAATACCTTAATAAAGATTTTGCTGCTTTTAGAAATCGTCTTATTGAGTTTGCTAAAACATACTATCCAAAAACATATAGTGATTTTAGTGATGCATCTCCTGGTATGATGTTTATGGAAATGGCATCATACATTGGTGATTCTTTATCATATTATATTGATGATACTTTAAAAGAATCTTTACTATATTATGCCGAAGATGAAGGTAATGTTTATTCATTAGCTCAAATGTTGGGATATAAACCAAAGCTAGCAGTACCTGCGGTAACAACACTTTCGGTATATCAGTTAGTACCATCAATCGGAGCAGCAACATTAAACAAACCAGATTCTACTTATTATTTAAAAATTAAAGAAGGTATGCAAGTATCTTCAAATAGAAATTCTGATGTTATTTTTAGAACAACCGAACCATTGGATTTTTCAGATTCTCAAAATAGAGAAATAAATGTATATTCAAGAGATACCACAACAGGGGACCCTAATTTTTATTTGGTTAAAAAGATAGTTCCTGCTATAGCTGCTGATATTGGTACTGAAACATTTGAGTTTGGTAATTACTTACCATATGCAACTATTGATTTATTTCAATCAAATATTGTAAGTATTTATGATGTAAGAGATTCAAATGGAAACAAATATTATGAAGTTCCATATTTGGCTCAAGAAATGGTATATGTAGATTTTCCGAATACTGAAGAAAACGATTCGGAACTATATCAATTTAAAGATACAGTTCCATATCTTTTAAAACTTTTAAAAACACCACGTAGGTTTACCACATACATCAATCCAAACTCAACAACACGTATTCAGTTTGGAGCAGCGGATGCCTCATCCAATGATGAACTTTTAATTCCAACTCTTAAAAATGTTGGACTTGGATTACCAAACTCAATTGATAGATTGGGAGCAACATATGACCCGACTAACTTTTTAAAAACAAAATCATACGGAGTATCACCGGCAAATACAACCATTACAGTAAAGTATTTAACTGGTGGTGGTATTTCAACAAATACTGCTAAAAATACTTTAACAAATATAGTTTCAATTGAATTTGAAAATGATACCACAAATCTAACACCAGTACAAACATCAATTTTATTAAGAGCACAGGATTCTGTGGCAGTTGATAATGAAGTTCCTGGTGTTGGTGGTAGGGAAGCGGAATCGTTGGAAGAAGTTAGGGAAAATGCATTAGCAACATTTGGTTCTCAAAATAGAGCAGTAACCTCCAAAGATTATCAAGTTAGAGCTATGGCGATGCCACCAAAGTTTGGAGCAGTTGCAAAAGCTTATGCAACTTCCGATGGAACTTTAGAAAACAACTCACCTGAATCAATTCTAGCATCACCAAATACATTAGATGAATTTACAAATTTGGTAATGGATTTCATTAACCTACCAGATAATCAAGAACCAAACGAACAAACTGTTCAGGAAAGAATTAAAGAATTTTTAACTGGAAAAACTTCAAATAAAAACGAATTAAATAATCCATTTGCTATAAACCTTTATTTGTTGGGATATGATGAAAATGGTAAACTATCTCCATTGAACCGAGCAGTTAAAGAAAATTTGAAAAGATACCTAAACGAATACCGAATCCTTACAGATGGGATTAATATTAGTGATGGATTTGTAATAAACTTTGGAATTGATTTTGAAATTGTTTGTTATTCAAACTACAATAAAACTGAAGTTGTAACCCGTTGTATAACTGATTTAACAGATTACTTCAATACTGATAATTGGCAGTTTAATCAAACCATAAACCTAAGTGAAATTGAATTGTTACTTGCAAATGTTGATGGTGTAGCATCGGTATCATATTTAGATGTTTACAATAAGTGTGGCGGTATTTACGCTCCAAACTCATATGATATGAAAGGGGCAATGAAAAATAAAATCATCTACCCATCATTAGACCCATCGGTTTTTGAATTAAAGTTTCCAACTGCGGATATTAAAGGAAAGGCTAAGTAATGTATTATTTTTTAACAGCATCAAAAGACGCATCAATCTACTTACAACAACCCAACCAAAATACTGGGTTGGATGAGATATTAGAAGTAAGTAAGGTTTACTATGGTAACATCAAAGATGTTGCTAAATCCCTCATTAAGTTTGAAGTTGGATATCTATCGGCATCTTTAGTTGATACCTCAATATCTATGAGTGAGGCAACTTTGGTATTGAGAGAAACCGAAAGTAATGAGATTCCATTAGAATATACTCTTTATATAAATGCAGTTTCTGGTGCTTGGGAAATGGGAGCTGGAACCCGATTTGATAATATATCAACCGCTGGTGTAACTTGGAATTATAGAGAAGGTGATTCTCAATTAGAATGGTTGGAAAATAACTTTTTAGAGGCAACTACCTCATCATTTGCTAGTGGTGTTGGTGGTGTTTGGTGGGTAAATTTACAATCTACTAAAAACTACAATTATGAATCTGCAGATTTGTTGGTTGATGTAAAATCAATACTACAAACTTGGCTAACGGGCTCAATTCCAAATGATGGCTTTGTTATTAGATTTGGAACCGATGAAGAATTGGATACCCAAGACTATGGGCAACTTAAATTCTTTTCAAAAGAAACTAACACAATCTTCCAGCCTAAAATTAGAATTGGATGGGATGACCAATCTTATATTACATCATCACTTTCAGCATTAGAAACTGAAGAGATGGTAGTTGTTCCAAAAGTTGCGAAAGAATATAAAGTAAATACAATTCAAAAGATTAAAATTAGTGCAAGAGAAAGATATCCACTAAAAACATTTAATAATACTTTTGCATACGGAACTACAAAGTATTTACCAATTACTTCATATTACCAAATCAAAGATTCAGCTTCAGATACAATCATCATTCCTTTTGGTGAATACACAAAATTAAGTTGTGATTCAAACGGAAACTATATGAAGGTGGACTTCTCAAATTGGGAAATTGGTAGAACCTACAAAATTGAATTTAAAGTAGTTTACGATGGACAATCTTACTACTTTGATAACGAACATACATTCGGATTAGTTAAAGACTAAGATATGGATAATTTTGGTTTACGAAACGAAGCTTTACTAAAGGAGCTACAAAAAAGTGGTTCTCTTGCCATTAAGGGTGTCAATGATTTTGGTGTTTACCAATTTGATTCAAAGAACACCGAAGATGGTATTGTTAGTGGTAAACTTTTAAAACCAAAATACAACGATAACGAAATTGAAAAATCGTTAGACATCAGAATATTTGAGTTAATTCCAATTGAAGCACCTGAACTACCTGATACGGTATTGAGAAGTGTATATAATGTAGTAACTCAATCAGTATTAGATTTAACCGATGAAGTTCAAAGACTAACAACCACAGTTTCTGAATTAGAAAGTAAAGTTACTGGTTTGGAAATTATATCTGAAAGTTTGAGAGTTGAAGTAGACTCTAAAGAATTGTTAATTGAAATTTCAAATAATCAGTTGGAACAATCAAATATAAAAGTTCAAGAAACAACTACCGATTTATCAAATGCTATTCAGAAAGGAATTGCAGAGGCAACTCAAAGAGTATCGTTAACTGCAAGAAATGAATCTCTAAAAGCAGAAATTTCAGCATTAAACGATACCATTACCTTATTAAGAGACCAATTGTATGGTAAAAGTGCGGAAGCTGCTGAAGGTGCTATTGTGGCGGAAGACTTTTCTGTTAAAGTTGTTGAATCCAAAGAAACCTTTGTTGACGGATTACTTTACTACGCTAGAGGAAACGCTAACCAGGGTAGAGGTTGGATTAATGGACCTGGTATTGAAATTGAAAACTTTACAGCAACTCAAATTACCATTAGTGTAGAAATATCATCTGATATCCTCAACCCAGATAGAAACGCAGGTAATCAGGTAAGTTGTAACTCACTATTTAACTCAATAGCTCAATTTACAGTTGGACCTAACTCAAAGGTTACCAAAAACCTAACTTTCAAAAACGGAGCTGGTGGAGAAGAGGCTAGATTGAATAAACTACGACCAAATGCTGGTGGTAATGATAGAAAGTATATTGGTAGTGTTAAATTCACATCTCAAGAAAGTGGTGATGCTATATCATTACCAATTACATTAAGAAAGCAAACTGGTGATAGATTTACGGCACCCTAATTTTATAGGATAAAATGGCTATACAAACATTCAAAGAAATAATTGATAACAAAGGGTATCGTGTAAATTCAAAGGATAGAAAAATCTTTGAAGAAGGGAATCTTCAGTCCTTTTTTGGATTTAGTGAAAACGATATGATTGAGTTTGTAATATATGACTCAACCGATAATGAACTACCTCAAATAGATGGTCAATTAGCTAGATACATTCCACTAACTACTGATAACATTAGAGATTACCTAATGATTCCAGAAGGAACATTGTTTCAGCAAAACAATTTTCCAAAAGAATATTTTGTAGATGCCGAAAGATTATTAAGAGAAGCTGGATACAATAATGGAACTTTTAAAACTCAGATTACTCTATTAAACGCTAGAGCTGGTAAACCAAACGAAACCGATAGATTGTGGATTCAAGAAATATCTCCATCTCGATTGGAGGTTAGATTGTTACCATTAAGAAAGGAAGGTAAAGTTAATAATGAATTAGAAGATAGATATGGAATCTTTGTAAATGGTGGACAGTTTAGAGAAGATACAACTCCAATGATATCATCTTTTATTGAAACGATTAATCCTCAGTTTATTAGTGAAAAAATAATATCTAATTTTGGAGAACAATATTTTCAAGCGTTTTTAGAAGAATATAGAATACAAAATTTTGATACTTTTGTAGAACGAATATATACTAAATTTAAAGAAGTTGCTGTAAATGAATTTAACAACAAATATTCGGATTTTAAATCAGAAAACTATGGTAGAGATAGAGATTCAAAACCAAAGTTAGAATTATCAGTTGAGGAGATTAAAAGAACATCATTAACTATACTAATTAAAGTAATTGATTCATTTTTATATCAACCACCAATAAGAACATTGGCTGAAATACAAAATGTAACTGATGAAAGTATTGATATTGTAAAAGTATTAAAGGAAAGAGATAAAGATATCAAACCAACTGCTAACGATAGAGTTCCAAAAGATAAGGATAAAGTTTATTCAGACAAAATGGATGTAGTAGAAGAGGTAATTGAAAAAAAACCTATTGAAACAAAAGGCAAAAAGTCAATCTATACTAAAACAAAAACTACAATTACAAACGATAAAGTTTCAGATATTGAAGAGTTTATTCCTAGAGAACCAATTGGTGGTGTAATTGATAAGAATAATCCTATTCAATCAATGTTACCAGCACCTCTCCCTATTGGTGAACCTATTCCGGTTGATGTTCCATTGGGTGGTGGTAGACCGCAACCAACACGTGGTTCGGTATCTACTCAAACTCAAAAAACGATTGCTAAAGTTCAACAAACAATTCAAAAAGCTGATGTGGCTATTAAGCAAGCAAATAACAAAACAAATCCATCATCAAATATTTAAGTAAGTAATGAGTAAGAGGATAATAGAAGAAATTGAAGGAGTATTAAGCGGGCAACCAATAGAATCAGAACAAACTCCAGTTACACCATCTAATGGTGGAGGTTCATCTGTTGGTGCTCCAACTATTCCTGCAAATCTATTATCAAACGAAGTAAGACAGCAACAACAGCAGGAGCAAGAAAGACAAAGAAACAACCAAAATGTTTTAAATACTGGAACTGGTGTGTATCAACCAAATACACCAAACCAAAATAGAGAAGCTGAAAGTGGTGGTAACAATTCAAGAAGCTTTGAATTAAGTGGTGGATTGGGTGGACCTGGTGGAGGACCACAAAGAGGTGGTGTTGGTGATTTTGGTGGTGGGCAAGGTAGAACTGTGGATGATGGAAATCCAAAACCTAATTTGGGTGACCTTTTTGGTGGTGGTAATAATAGGAGAAGTAGATATCAAGTAACTGTAAACCTTGTTGGTGAAACTCAATCCGCTATTTTGTTAGTAAACCAAACTCAAAGGTTTAACCTTAAAAGTGGATATAACGTATATGAAGTAAATGAAGGTGATGTTGTATCAGTAAGTTCATCCGATGTAAGGCAATACACTTTAAAATCATTAGTATTAGTTGATGATACTGGTGTTCAAGAGGAAAGAAGGCCAGATGGTAAAACTGTGGTTGGTAAAAACGCTCCAACCGAAAGAGCTGATTCTGTTACTGAAGTTAGAAACAGAGAAGTAGCATCTGCACAAGCTCCCCCACCAGACCCTGTAGCTATGAGGGGTATGGAAATAAATACTCCAGACGTATCTCGTCAAAAAAATACCCCTTCAATAGACCTACCAACTCCACCAAAAAGTACTGTTGCTAATTACACAATAACAAAAAGTATTGGATTCGTTGCAACTACTGAATCTATAGGTAAAGCTGATGTTCAAAAACCAATCGTTCTTTTATACGATAAAGAAGATATGGTTTATGATTTGGCAAAGGATAATAGTGATTACCGAATCATTTTACTTCACAAAAATGACCCAACAACATTTTTAGTAAACATCAATGGTAGGGATTATGTATATAAAGTATCCGATACTCCACCTGAAATGTTGGCTCAAGGTGTTGCACAAATTTTTATTCAAAAAGATATATTCAAAGTATTGGGTATTGGTAAGATAAATCTTACCATCACTCCAAGAAAAGAAAGTAGCAGAGGTTTGGTTGAAGGTGAACCTATAAACGCTGTTATTAAAGTAACAAACTCAACCACCGAAGTTAGAGATGATAAGGTTGTTGAGGAAACTATGGATTTACCTGATATCAGAAATATCAGATATCCAAAATTAATCAAAGCAGCTGATTATGGTGGATTGGATGTTAAGTTTGAAATAGCTTGGGAAAGTTATGAAACCGATTACATCCGAATCTTTAAAGGTGAAAGTGAAAAATTTATTCAAGAAGGACCTAAAGGTAAATTAGGACTAAACTTTAAGGAGTTAGTTAATTTAGATGCAAAAATAGATTCGGAAGATGATAATGTTGTATCAATAAATCTAACATTAATTCCTTATAAAAAGTTAGCAAGTAAAATATTAGAGGGTAAGCCAGAGATTATAACAATTTCACTGGAAAAATCAACATTATCAATTCCAAGAACAACAGCAATAAACAGATTAGCTGATGCATTCACTTGTCAGTTGGATGTTAATTTGTTTACCGATGATACATCAAAGTATCTTACTCACTTACTTCATATTAATCCAACTTTTGTAATTGCAAACTGGGTTGGTAGTAATGGTTCATTAATTCTTAAATTATACGAACCACTACCAACATCAATACAACCAAATCAGTTAGTGTGGATTTCTAAAATGCAATCTACTCCAATTGTAAATACGATTAGTATTACAGGTGAAAGTATGATGTATTGTCCACCATTAAAGGGCCCTAATTTTGCATTAGAACCTGATAATGGGATTGGTTACAAATACTTTGATGAATTAATTGCAAGTGGTTCAACTACATCAGCTGATTTGACAGCAAGATATTTAGAAAAAGTAGGAATAAGTGAGGAAGATTTAAACATTCAATATGTAAGTGGTTCCACTTATGTATTTGATAATTTTATACATTTTGGTTCTGCTGAAGAAGTTGTTAAAAACTTTTATTACAAAGTTCAATTATTAGAAAACTATGTAAGTCAGTTTAACTCAATGGTAACACCTGGAACTGATTATGGTGTTTTAACTACCGATGGTTTACAATTAGTTACTGAAGATGGTAAAAATTTATTGTTAGAAACATATTCTCCAAAAGTTGTTGATGCGTTAGTTCCACTTGCTAAATCACTTGCTGAAAAAGTAAACAATTTAATTGCTGGATTTAGTGGATTTGAAAAATGGTTATACACATCAACAAATGAATGGTCATATCCTAAACTTACAAAATATTATATTTCTAATCCGGTTCAAGCTCTCCCATCATATAGTTTAAAACCATCTACAAATGCTGAAGTATTAGCTTGGTATGAAAGTTTACTATATTCGGCCGCTGTATTTGATAAAAACAATCCAAACTACATAAACAATAATATTCCTGAATTTATAACAAGCGATGTAGAAAATTCCGACTTTGTAATCTTTATGGATATGATAGGTCAGCATTTTGATATGTTGAGAACGTACATTAAAGGTATTTCAAGAAAAAACATATTAAGTGAAAATCCAGAGTTGGGTATTCCAAATGAATTAGTTTGGCACTTATTGAAATCATTTGGTTGGGATGGTATCCGAGCATTTGATTCTCAATTCCTTTGGGAGTATGCATTTGGATTAAACAAAGATGGTTCTCAAAAATATGGGATGAGTTTGGAAGATGCAAACAACCAACTTTGGAGAAGAATACTTAATAACCTACCATACATTCTTAAAAACAAAGGAACCAGTAGGTCATTTAAAGCAATAATGGCTTGTTATGGTGTTCCAAACTCACTTCTTACAATTATGGAGTTTGGTGGACCTAAAGACCCAACAAGTAGTAGAGGTACAACCCAATTTACATTTGAAGATACAACTTCAGCAATTCGTTTAGAACAATCGGCATCTATTATAATTCCTTGGAAAGTAGTTCCAACTACATCTAAAAAACCAGAGAGTGTTGAATTTAGAATAAAACCGGACTCTGTTAAAAATACAAGATTATTATCATCATCTTTATTTACATTAGATATTGTAGCTAGTGGTTCTTTTGCAAGATTTGATTTTACAACTGGAGACCCATCAACTTCTGGACCATACTTTTTAGAAAGTGCCGAATATATTACGGCATCTATAGTTTATGCGGAAGGACCAAACCCAACCACATCAAGCGGATACTTTAGATTATCCACCGAAGATTATACTCACATTGCTATTAACAAATATCAATATGCTGGTAATAGTGGTTTGTATGAAATTCTTTTAAGAACAACTGATGGTGAAAGAATCACCACTTCAGTTAGTATGTCATTGTTGGCAGATACTGCTGCGTGGAATAGTGGTTCTGAAATTATAATTGGTAATGATTTTGTTGGTGAATTAGATGAAGTTAGATTATGGAGAACACCATTACAAGTTTCAAAAATTGACAATCACTCCCTATTCCCAGACGCAATAAACGGGAATTCAATATCTGCATCTACTGAAGATTTGATGTTGAGATTAGATTTTGAATATCCAAAAGATAGAATATTAGACCCTTACATTAAGAATGTGGCAATATCGGAACAATATGGAGTTTCTTTTGTAACTGCTAGTAACTTTTACACACAAAGTTTAATAGGTAACGAAACTGATGTATATCCATATCACTACACACCATACGATAGGATTGTAACGGCTAACGTACCATCAACCGGACTTTCGGTTGCGAACAAAGTTCGTTTGGAAGAAATCTATGATAAAAATGGAAATAGTGTAAGTGGTGGGTTGGCTCTATCACATAAAGTTAGAATGACTCAAAAGGCATTTGATAGAGCTCCAGTAGATTCAAATAGGATTGGTGTATTCCTTTCACCTACTAAAGAGTTGAATATGGATATCCTAAAAGCATTTGGTGATTTTAATGTTGATAACTACATTGGTGATTATTCTGATGAATATAGAGATGAATACTCATCACTAGGTGATGTAAGAAACTACTATTTCCAACGATTAAATAGAAGTTTAACCGAATATGTTAATTTAGTTAGATATATAAATAAAACTTTATTTGAAGTATTAAAGAGCGTATCACCTGCTCGAACAAAGATATCAAAAGGTTTATTGATTGAACCTCACTATTTGGAAAGAAGTAAAACTAAATGGGATAA